CAAGCCATAGCCGCTGGCCAACTAAAGGAAGGCATATTCCGCAGAATCATCCACCGTTACCCTGTACCACCGAAACCTTTCGGAAGCTTGCCGTTCACGCGACAGGCCGAGTCTTAACAAATTGCTTTTTCCGAATAAACGCTGAGCAATTTGAGCGTCACTATTAGACGGTCTCTTTTAGCCGTTGGAAACTATTGGTTTTCTGAATAACGTGTTGCCCGACTTACTTCGCGCCGGGGGCTGCATTAGGTTCGGCACTCATCGTTTGAATCATCATTCAAATCGCGAGGCAAAGTGAACTTACACCAAGTGAAAAATTGCCACCGATGAAAAAGGCTTTCCGCGTTCGTTATATCCGCACCACCCCCTTGCCAATAACCGGGCCAGATATTGCGACCGGGGAAAAATACCTTGCCGAATATTTATATATATTAAACAAAGGGCGGTTTTACTGGGGTTTTTGCCCGGTTTGCTTTTTCCCTTTGTTCTTTGGGTTCTTTTTGTGGGGTAATCCTACCGGGGAACAAACGGGCGGGGGGAGGCGCGGGGTGGCCAGCCCCGACCGCCCCACACTACATATATGCCTTTTCGAGATTTCTGAAAAATTTCCCAAAAAGGTCTCTCTTAAAACCTCTATGTGGTGTAGGCTGTCTCGCCCATGTCTGATCTAATAAAAAGCCTTGAGGATGCCCTTAATGAAGTAGCATATATCGGGAACGATAAAGCCCTTAGGATAATTGAAAACGCTCTTAGACAGGCATATAGGCTCAGCAATGAGCAACCTAAGCAGACCTCTTCCGGGGGAGCTTGAATAAGCTGCTCCACCACACCCATACCTTTGGGTTTTCAGACCATACAGAGCATAAGCCATTAGCTAATCTATTGGTTAGCTTCTCTTCGTCTCCGCTGTCTATGTTCATTGAGTAATTGATTGCGTGAATTACTTCGTGGAGGAACGTATTTGCCAGTGCAGTGTTGGGCTGACTGGTTACTATGGAAATTGTTAGTGCGGTTGTGTCACACCATCCGAGGCTTTCCCCGGCTGAGCATTCATCAATCCACTTAATCGTGTACTGGAATCCCAGTATCTTTATTGCCGTTGGTTTTTTTGTAGCGCTGCATTTCATAATGAACCCTTGTGATGGAGTATCCTACTCTCGGTTTGCCATCTAAGACAAATCCGTCATCCTTTAGGGTTTCTATGGCGTTTTTAAGCGCGGATATGATCTGATCTTTCCCTGTATCTCTGGTGTGGTACAGGGATGGTGCGACCATTTTGCATATTTGATTAATGCCTACCCTCAATCTATTTCCACTTCTGATTCTGTTTCAATCCAGCAATGCGCCCCACAAGGAAGTGGTTTTTCTGGCCTGTAGACTACCTTCGATGGGCCAAGTATCTTAACCTCGTTGCAGTAAACATTGTCCTTGTAGGACTTAACGGTGATGACTGGGTCAGCCCCGCCTGTCTTTCGGTTTATTTTTACCTTGTGTTGATTTATGTGAATTACTCGCTTCAAATGAATTAGGTTTTCTTAACCCAAGGTTCCCCCATATCCTCTGGCTGTTTGTCTTTGAGGTTAATGTGCGCTCTGATTACCTCTAAGTCTTGGGTTAGTTCGCTAATTTTTGCATCCCCAATGGATATCTTTAGCTGAAGCTGAAGTATTAATTTATTGAGTAAGTCTGTATCCATGATTAAAAAGAAACCCTCTCCCAGTTGTCCTTAACCATTGAACATTCCAACATACTGCCCGTGGGGGACGGGACTTGGTGGGTGGAGGGAGAGGGTTAATTGTTTTCTGGTTTAGCTATCCATTTGATATCTGGTTTGACATAGAATTGATTAAGCAAATCAATTAGGCTAATCATTCTTCCAATCTCAAAAGCAGCGTAGGAGTCAACCGTATCTAGTATTTCCTCGATATTGCTAGGATTAATATCAATGGAATCAAAGCCTAGCTCTGAGAAGTATTCAGCTAGGTCAGAAGCTATTTCAACTACTTCTTCCTTTACCCTATTGGGATTGGTTAAGTCCAGCGATCTTCCAAGATTAGCATTAGTATCGCTCCGTAGTTCGTTATGTCTATCGCAGTGTCTGATAAGCTTTCGTCCTTTACCTCTGGTTCGCCTTCGCTACCAATTTGCTTCTTGGTTAGATTAGCTAGTCGCTGAATCTTATCATTAATCCTTACAGCCACGCCAAGGGCGTTCATGTTTTTCTCCCCCCAGCTATCAATGTTGCGACTGCCGTAGTCAGATTGTTTCTTATCGAACAATTCACTGGCATCCATAGCAACCATTAGTCGCTCCTTGCCCATTTCGGTTTTTAACCCCATAGCGCTATAGCATAACTCAGCTAACTTTTTCTTTGATATTGTGCTTTTAGAGTTAATTAAGTTGTCAACCATCTGGTCTGCTTGATGTGCAGTTAATTGAACATCTTTCATGGGTGTGGGGTTTGTTTGTTTTGGGTTGTTTAAGTGATTATTCAGAAAACTCATCTATCTTTTTTACTCCTTCTTCTACTAGCCACCATTTTCTTTCGCTGTAATCCATGCTGTTAATGTGGTTATTAACAATGTTTTTCACTAATTTTTCGTCTAACTCAATTTTGTAGATGATTTCTTTTTGCTGTTTAGTGTCATACTCTACAGCAATATTAGTTATTATCATTTTTATCTGGGGTTGGTTTTGTTTTGTGCATGGGGCATTGGTCGCTTAGGTAAAACACTGGCTTGCCGTTTTCACCGGGCCACCCTCTTCCGTGTCTGTTGTCAATCTCAGGGCAAAGGCAACCTCTTCCAACAGCTTCAAGGCTACCGGGGTTTAGGTTTGCGCTTGGTGAATTATCTTCTTTGCTCATTTAAAAAAATAGCAAGCAAGAGAGTGTTTCTATGAGGCGATACAACGGGTGAGATTAACCTCGTTCTGGGGTCTCCCCAGACACCATGCTCTCTTGCTTGCTTAGTTTTAGCTTATTGTTTCAGACAGAGGGCCACAGTACCCCCCTACGTTCTAGGTTCTCCCTAGACACCATGTTGCACTAAAACATGGGGTCGGAGTCTTCCTTAGGTATTCCTCCGATTACACCTACTGTACCGACACACTTGAGAGATGCTCCAGTTGAACCATCTTTTTTCTCGTATGTGCTAACAGAAACCTCGCCAGTAGCATGGGCGGTGGTTCCTTCTTTCAGCTTATCAGCAAGTGAAACTGCTTTTTCTCCGAATGATAAAACATCCCAATAAGTTTGAAATGTCCTGTCTTCGGTTCCTTCTTTCTCTGTTACGATTGTCAGAGTAAGCATAGGGTTTCCATTCTTGGTTTCCCTTACTACTGCGTCTCTTACTACTCTTCCTACTATTGCAACTTGATTCATTATGCTTAGTTTTATTTTTGTTTCGTTTGATTTGATTAGATAGGCTCTAACCTTTGCCATAGCGATTATCTCAATTTGCTGAACCCGCTGTCTGCTTATTCCCATGATATTCCCAACTTCAGATTGGGTAAGCATGGTGTTTTCTTCTAAGCTGTCTTTAACACTAGGCCCGTAAACTTTGATTAATCTATTCCTGTTTCTGTTAGAGAACAAACAATCCAAACAGATTGTTGGCACATCTGGCAGAGGAGAGAAGTAGAGGTCTTTGCAGATATCGCAAAAGTAAACCCCACCATCTCCGGGTTCACGATGTATAACATAGTGACTCATTAAGGCAAGAACTTTTTACATCTTTTTACAAACATATCCAAATCTTTTTTTTCTTACCAGCTTGCGTTCTTTTATTCATGTATTCCTGTACTCATGTATTCTTGCATTCTTGGGTTCTTGTATTCTTGTATAAACCTGTATTCTTGGGTTCTTGAGTTCTTGTGTAACCCTGTATTCTTTTACTCTTGTATTACCTAATAATGCGTATGTTATTTAATGTTAATATAGGGTATGTAATATGTACCTCCGTTAACAAAGGGGGGTTTTATATAACCCCCCCCTAAATAAAATTACTTATGTTCGGTAGGGGGGATTGGGGGAGGGCGCACTACTCCCTAGAGTAAGGGAGTAGTAATTACCAAAGTTCGTATAGGTAATCATGGTATCGGTCTTTCTTTGCATAGCTTAGACTAGCGGAACTCGGTCATCCTGTAATTCCATAAGCAAAGTAACTCTGCACAAGGCAATGGCGGTCACGCCTTAAAGGCGCACATCGATCTAAAGTTTTACGAGGAATTGGTATTAATGCTTTTCTGCAAGCGGGAGTCTTATTCAGAACACCCCTCACCCTCGCTGACGTATCAGTCTGTTTCGTCAGAAGTATGTCTGGCAGGGAGCAAAAACTATTCTTGCAGCATAGTCAAACAAAATTTAATATTCTTTTCACGAAGTGCAAGGCCACGAAATATTTACAGAGCAGTACAATGGTTTATGGAGGGTTATGATAAAGAACCCGGCGATACCCAATCCACTTCCGGTGGGGCAGAGGCTGGTAAAAAAAGAGTTTCCTCCGATTCTGAAAGTGATTCACGAATCGAAGGAGGAAGCGGAGAAGGAGGCCAGTTGGCTAAGCCAGCATATGGAGGAGGTAGAGAAGAGGAGGATGAAAAGAAAGACGAAAAGGAGGCGGCAGATTTTATAAATTGGTTAGCCCGGAGAACCGGGGCGAGGCCAGCAGTTATGAAAGCCGTGTGGATGGCTGTCATACAGGAAGCCCCAGCTTATTTGGTTGAGGAAAACAAAAGCATCAACTTGGGTTTTGCAGAAATAAAGGCATTTCCTTACAGGAAAAACTGGAAAGAAGTTTTACACGCTAAGTTTCCTAAGCTAATACCATCTTTAAAAACAACCCCGAAAGAACTTCTTGAATCTTATCTCTACAATGTCGGTTGGGATTCAGAGATATTTAATACAGACCTTTGCGAATTTAACAAAGAGCAGTCTACCATAGGGTGGAATTTAGATATATCTGTAAACAGACAGTGGTATAGGGTTACAGGGGGTTATGAAAAAAAGAAGAGAGCTAGTCTTGGATCGACTGGTTATGGTAAGAGATTCCTTGGTTTAGTTAAATCAAACGCAAAGAAAATTTTTAGCTTTTTTGCAAAGCATGTTACGCAAACGTCTATTCCGTGCGCGGCAGTTCGCGACGGCGGTAAAAAACGCGGTCAGTATTTGGTGTCATATGTCCCCAAGGGCAAAGTGCGCCCAACGGCTCCTCAAGGCATCCCGGCTTTTGTTGTCAGCGATAACAGAGAGGAACAGCTTAAATCCCCAGAGGGTGGGGATTTACAAGGAGAGATTAAAGAAGTGCGCCCATTGCCCGATATACCATACTCAGTTAAAGACTTGTGGAAGCAAGGAGACGGTAAATGAGGGAAGCGATGTTATGGGGTGCTTATGTTTTATGCCTTTAAAGGCAAAGTATAATGTTGATTGTTGGTTAAGGGAAAATGAAGACAGAATCGGGCCAATCGCAAGAGAGTACGGATGGGCAGACGAGCTTAGAAACAAGTGACCCAATATCTGGGCCAGTTATAGAAAGCAGCAGTCCCATAGAAAAAGGAGACGATAAGGAGTCTCGCCTTACTGATGAGGACATTGACGAGGCTGCTTCAGAGCTTGGCCTAACTAAGCTAAGGGCGGCTACTGTAAGGAAGCTAAAAGACGTTGGCATTGCCGCTGAGCAAGCCGGGGCGATTAGGGTTGCCCTTGGTCGCGTGTTGGTCTCTGATGACAGGCTCGATGAGTTGCTTGATGTTGCAATGTCTGTTGCTAAGAGCAGCCCGGATGATGAAACAAAGATCAAAGCCGCATCTGCTGGGGCAAGTCTAGCGAATCAGATATCTCGAAACGCTGAGTTGATCTACAAGATGGCCAGCAACCAAATGCTAGAGAAGCCTCAAGAGAAAAGAAAATTCCAAGGCATGATTCCTGAGCATGTCATTGTCCCTGTTCAAAATAACGTAGAGGTTAATTTAACAGAAAAAGACTCTTAATGTTACAATTTGCCTTGAGTGGCGATTGTTAGAAAGCGAAATAGAGTCGGGCCAAGTTCCTCTGATCTTGCAATTAAAAGGGCTGTTGAGTTAGCCCCTAAAGATGCTTTTGTTCACGCACCTTCCGATACTGCTGAGCATCTAAAAGAAGTGCTTGGAATCCAAGGCGATGCAGTCGGTACGCTTAACACCCAAGATGTCCACAACAAAACCCTTAATGGAGGATTCTTTTAATGTCTAATATAATCAAAATCAAACGCAGTGATACTAGCCCAGCGGCTGCGCCAACTGAATTAGCTAGGGGCGAGTTAGCTTTCCAAGAGGTCAGCAATATACTTTATGTAGGTTCGGGAACCGAGACAGGAGGAGAGGCAGCTAACAGGCCAGT